ACGAACAGTTCTGTGTCAACGTAAAAAGACAACTGCTGCAACTCACTGTTCGCATAGGACGACTTTGAATAGTCGTTGATTTGATTCGGTTTCACACCGAACGCTGCTGCGATCTGCAATGCAGTGTATTTTTTCAATTCAAAGAACTGTGAATCTGACAATTTGATGTCGAGTGGTGTCAGTTTCATCCCTAACGGTACGGGGATGATTTTTCCTGTGTTTCTCGCTCCGCTGCCGAAATCCTCAAACGATTTCACGAGTGCCTCTTTTGCTTTATCATTCAACTCTCCCGTGTATTCAAGCGTCGCTTTCGCTGTCAATCCGCTTTCATACAAGCTGTTCATGTACCTCTGTGATGCCGATGCTCCGGAGATTGTGTCACGGAGAATCTGCTGCACTGGTAAACCCGTCACACCGTCAAAACTGAATGATGTTTTGAAGTGCATGACCTCACTCGTGTCAAATACATACTGACTTCCGGATGTCGGGTCTGTGTAGACATACCACAAGCGTCCTTTTCCTGCGAATATGCCTGCATCATCCACAACAATCTGAACACAATTCGACTGCATCACCCACAGGTCAAGAATTTTGACCTCTCCTCCGTATTTCTTCCGGATGAATTTCTTTCTCATGTACACATAAGCGTTCCCGTAGTGATTGCGGTTGATTTCCACTGTGTTCCAAAATACCGTCGGTGTCATGAACGGGTTCGGTCTCTTGGTCAGCAGTCTCGACGTGTCCGTCTGTTCTGCCTCAATGATTCCTTTGTCCGTTCTCTGATAATATTTGATAGGCATTTTCGCAAGAGTTTCCGACAGCATCTTGAGACATGTGAAATATGTCACCTCTGATGTTGTCTTTCTCCTCCTGCTCAAACCCATGCTCTCAAGGAATGACGGTGAGTTGAGCGTCATCACCCCGCCTGTCAGTTCCGTTGAATCACTGACCTCCGGTGCAGTTTCACCTTTCCACCAGTTCATCAAACTGTTTGCTATTTTTCTAAATGGGTTCATTCTTTCTCACCGCCTTTCCCCATGTATTTCTCATACATTTCAAGCCACTCATTCACAACCTCATTTGTGTCCGGCTTATACTCCTCTTTCATTGCTGCTTTCCATGCGTCGATGATTGCGTCAATCGGGTCGATTCTGTCTTCGTCGAGTGCCTTGTCGATTTTGATTTCACCGTAACTGTTCGAGATAGTCTTTGCATTTGCAATCGACCACGTCAGCAGTTCATCGAACGGAACAACCTTGCCTTTTCCGACTTCTGTTCCCTCAATCACGACGTTTCCTGCTTTTATCTCCAGTCTGAAATCAACTGTTGCGTCATTGAGTTCCTTTGCTGTCTGTGTAATTGCCACAGAATCAAATCCCAGTGCCTCAAGGTCTGACAGGAACGCAGATGCGTTGTGCGGGTCATAACACACAAGTTGAGGTTTCAAATCATTCTGTTTGATTAAATCCTCAAGGTACTTGATGATGTACTTGTAATCTGTCTTTATTCCTCCCAGTGTCTCCGTGACTGTCACGAGACCTTTTGAAATCCATACATCATACGGAACTTTGTCCGTCTTGATATGCTCGTCCACTCTGCTCGCAGGGATGAATGAATGAGTATGCACAAAATACTTTTTCACACCGTCAACCATGTACGGGATGACGATTGCGATGGATGTCAAGTCGCCTCCGGACGACAGGTCAACTCCGACATAGCATTTTGAACCTCTGAAATCCTTGAGCGTTCGCAATGCAGCACATCGTTTCCAGTCTTTAATGTCCTTGATGTACAGTGCGTTTGACCACTGCATCCACATGTTTAACTGCTTAACGAGGAAATCTCGCAAATCCTCCCCGCCCATATCACGGGCAGTGTTCGCAATCGGAACGAGATTCTCCAGTGCATCCTCGTCATATTCGAGAATCGGGTTTGCTTTTATCCAGTTCTCTTTTTTGTATAGGTCATCCGCTGTGTCCAACTGTGCTATATACACGAACTGACTGTCGTTCTCAAACACACCTTTCAGCAGATTGCAGCAATACTCATATAACTTGTAGCAAGGCGATTTCAAATCGAACCCTGCTGTTGTTATGACGGAGATCAGTGCGGATTTTAATTTCTTAATACCGCCCTCAAGCAGTTTGTACATCTGATTTGTCTTGTGAGCGTGGTATTCGTCAACGATTCCCAAATATGCACGGTGTCCGTCCAGTGACTTGGTGTCTCCGGATAATGCCTTGATTTCCGAATGTGTACAGAGACAATCTATCGTGTGATTATGCTCATGCACCTTGAACCACTCCGACAAATCCTCGTCGGAATTGATGAATTTTACAATTTCATCAAAAACAATGTTCGCTTGGTCTTGTTTTGTCGCAGTACAAAAGATTTTTCCGTATTTGTACCCGTCAAAATTGCCATAGTAACACGCTAAAATTCCGTTGATGAACGATTTTCCGTTCTGTCTGCCTAACTGCACATAGGACGTTCTGAACCGTCTGTGACCCTTTTCTTTCGTCCTCCACCCGTTCAATGACCCCAAAATGAAACACTGGAACGGGTACACTGTCACATTCTCCTGTTCGTCACCCTCTGCGATTGTTAATTCTTCCGCAAAATTGATGATTTCCTCGGACTTTTCAACGTCGAAATAGAATCTGTATGGTGCTGCTTTTGCTTTTTCAAGGTCGTCAAGATGCCTTTGACATGCCAGTTTGACATATTCACCTGCGACGATGACACCTGCAACGACATCAAGAGCGTATTGTGTGCAACGGTCGGTCACTGTTGCCCCTGCTGTCATTTATGAACTCGCATACTTGGCGAATTTGTTCTCCGGTTTTGTTTCCTTTACTTTCGGAACTACCAACCGACACCGACTGCTGACCGTCATTCCGAAATCCGATGCCCCCTGCCGACACTGTTTCATGCAGCGGTCTTGTATAATCATGAGACGCTCTCTCTCACCGTTCACAACCTCCCGTGTTCCGACCTGTACACGTTCCTTTTCTCCTGTGTCCGGATTCTCCTGCATCTCATAGACCGGAACATCTACCATCAACGGAGTTTCTCTGATTTTGTCCGTTATCTCGATGTATTGGTCTTGTGCAATCAGTAATCTCGCCAGTGCATCACAATCCACATTCGCAATGAGTTTGATTTCAAGCAATTCTTTTGACAATTTCCGGAATTTCTTTTTCTGTTCCGGTGTCAAATATGCCGGAGGCTTGACTTTGTCGTTTGGGGCGACCACCTCCGCATTTTTTCTCGCCTCAATCTCTGCTTTTGTGAGGTGTTTTTTTCCTTTCATGACCACCAAATCGGTCGGTTGTCTCTGTCCTGCCATGCAGCATCAACCCCCTTTCCGTCCAGTGTTCACGAGTTTCGTGTCACATTCTGACACCTTTTCGTCACTCCCCTGTGTCCTGATTTTCTCGTGGGGAGTTTTCTCCAAAGAAAAGAGGGGGTGCGACTAAGAAACGGTCACATAAAACTTTTTCATATCCCCCTGCCTCTTTGAAATGGTAATCAATCAGCGACCTCAACTGTGTCTGTGTTGCTTTCATGCTTGCATTGCTCTGTTTATATAGTGCTGTGATTGTGTTGTGTGTCCGATGGCTCAAGGGTATCAAGTTCAATGGGTTCAACCTCTGCTCCCAGTCCTCCTCAAGTTCTATGATGTGGTGGATGGGGTCTGAATCTTTCAGTGTTATCAACTGGTGTTCAACATACAGAGCATATATATCCACATACTCATACACACTCATGATGACAGGTCTCAACTCCCGCCATTCCTTTGACAGATAGAACTCTGCTGCTCGTGGGTCTCTGCGTGTATTGTTATATGTCACATGCCTTGACTGCTGCCTTGCCTCGCACTGCTCGCACATGGTCAATGCCTGTGGGATAAGGCGACCGCATCCCTTACATGCTTTCAATAACACACTGCTCACTCCTCTCTGTCCATCGGTCTCCTGCTGCCTCTCATGCCTTTCAAGAGGCGGGCATACATCGCACATGATAGTGTCCTGCTGCCCGCATATAACAGGAGGGCAAACAGGCAAGAAAAAAGCGACTGCATCTCTGCAATCGCTCACTCAACTGTTCACGTTATCATATTAGCACGTTTATATTTGCTTTTGTTCACCCACTTTTTACCCCCGAAATCACCCTCATTTCACCCCGTTTTCACTCTCATTTCACTCCGATTTTGTCATTTTCGATTGCTTTTGCACCGAATAATTTGATTGAGAGACGTTCTGTCATTGATCTGCACCACTTTTTCGGTGAGTTCTTTCCGCATCCTGTCTCCCTCACAATATCCTCGTATGACTTGCCTTTGATATATACTGCCTCAAGTGCGTCGTACTTGTACCCCTCACCTGCTGCCTCTGCATCCTCTTTCAGCGATGCAAGAGCCTTTTTCATGTGCTCGAACAGAATGACCGTCTCTGCCTTACACTCTCTGATGGACTGGAGGAACGCTTTCTCTGCCGAAATGTTATATCTTGATACATCGTCAATCTGTGATACTTCCGAAATTGCATCCTTGATATATCGCTCTATTTCCCGATAATTCTCAAGATATACCTGTGTTTTCTGAATTGCTGTCATTTCTTTTTCTGTCTCCACGTCGTTTTCCTCCTTTTGACCTTTTCAGAGGCAATCCATGATATTTCCTCCAATTATTCGACTTTTCCTGCCTCCTCAGTCTGTATATGCTCTCAAATGCGGTCAATGCCTCTTTTGCACTGATTCCCACTTTCAAAAGAGCATCTTGCAGGTTTTCTCCTCCTGCTGCCTTGATTTTCTCCGGATGCTCCGGAGATTCCGTCTTTTTCAAGACCGTTGCTGCCTCTGCTGCCTGTTCGATGATTTCAGACACCTCTTTCTCTGTCTTTCCCGCTGCCCGCAGTTTTGAAATGACGTTTTTCACCTTTTCCACGAATCCCATGTTTCCATCCTCCTCCGCACCTAATTGAAAGGGAGTTCTTCGTCGATTCCGTCCGGAATATTCATAAAACCGTCACCTGCATCCGAATACCCTCCGTTGTTCCCGTCCTGCTGCCCTGCTGCTTTCTTACTCTCCGCAAATTCCTGTTCCTCGACAATCACGTCTGTGGTATAGACCTTTTGACCGTCTCTGTTCGTATATGACCCCGTCTGAATCCGTCCAGTGACAACCACTTTCGTTCCCTGCTTGAGATATTTTTCTGCGAACTCTCCATCTCGTCCAAACGCAACACAGGAAATGAAATCCGCTGACTGCTGCCCGTCTTTTGCTCCTCTGCGGTCAACCGCAAGTGTGTATCGTGCGATCGCCATTTCCTCCTGTGAATTATTCCTCGGTGAATATCTGACATTCGGGTCTCTCGTGAGACGACCCATCAAAATGACCTTGTTCATCCGTTTTCCCTCTCTTTCTGCAAAATATACTCATTCTGTGCGTTCTGCAATTCCGTGATGCCCTTTTTGAACTGTGCATCATCTCCATTCATGCAGATTTCAAACAATTCCTCGTATCTGTCAATATTCTCGGTGATGAACGCTGCCTCTGTCTTTGAGCGTCTCTGCGTGAGGAACATTCCTTTGATTGTCTCTCTCATGGTCTCGCAGTTCTGTCTCTCCTCCTCCGTTTCCGGAGGAGTTTCTTTCAGCATCTTATCGACAACCCTGTCCACCGCATCCGCAATCTGTTCTTTCCATCCAGATGACGCTTTTTCATCAATGAGTTGTGACTGGATGTCCTCGAACGATGCTCCCGCTGCTGCTCCCGTGATTCTGATGTCCTTTTTCCCTTTTGCTGCAATCAGAATCAAATCATCGTCATACGCTGCCATGTAATAGTCGAATTTTGCATTGAAATTCTCTTTCGGATTGATGATGACCTCCGGTTCACTGCTACCCTCTGTCTGAATCATTACACCGATATATTTCTGACCTGTTCCCTTTGCCTCGATGAATAATGCTTTTAATTGTCCTTTTTTCAATTTCCTGTTCCTCCCATAGTCAGCAGCCTCTCAAATAGCTGCTCATATAGTGCCTTGAATGTGTCACGCTCGGTCTGAACTTTGATGATGTCCTCTGACTGTCTGCTTGCATCAACTTTCCTGTTCTCCTCGACATACACTGCTGCATCCTGTTCAATTTCTGCGATTCTGTCATCACATTCCTGCTGTAACATCTCAATTTCCCTTTTTAGGCTGTCGATTTCCTCCTGCTGCCTCTGTATCGTCTCATTGTACTGCTTTGATGTCTTTCCTCCACCGCTCAACTGTAAGGAAATCATGAGAGCGATGTCGATGTTTTTCATTTCTTGCTCCGATACCTGCCCGATGTAATTATTCACACGGTCGGTCGATACTGACGATACCTGTTCACACAATACTGTGGATAATCGTCCGGTACTGCGGACGGTCACATGTGTCGGGAGGTCTGTTTTCGGTTGCGTCGTCATATACACAACCTCAATCACTCCGGAGTGCTTGTTGTTCTCGTCATTGCTGACTACAACTGCGGGTCTGTCCGCAAATTGTTCACTCCCGTTTGTCGCCCCCCTCGTGCGATATAGAATATCTCTCCTCGTCTGATGTCATCCATTGCCTTTTCCTCCTTATTTCACCGCCATCATTCAGCATCCTCTTTCATGAGTGATGTTGCCATGATGCAATATCCGTCCTCAAGACCTGCAAACTCCTCAAGGATATATGTCACAAGCACTCTCACGGTGCGTCCTGTGTTCTTTCCGTCCTTGAACTCCATCATCTCAAGGATGTCGCCTTTTTTATAGTCTCTGTCATTCTTCCGGAGTTCAAATGTCTTTTCTCCGGATGCAACCTCCTCAAAAAATGTCGCTCCCAGTTTAATGTGATGCACTTTCTGACCGTTCTCCTGTGTGTCTGACGGGAGGTTGTTCATCTTCTCCTCCTCTGCCTGTTCACGGAGTTTCTTTTTTGTCTCACGGTCGATTGCATCCTGCTCCTCGTTATATCTCTGCTCCTCGGTCTTGTAAGCCTCTGCACGGTTCTTGTACTGGTCGCATGAGGTACATGTTCCGGTCTTTACGTTGCAAGTCTCGTATTCGGTGCAGGAATAGCAGATTGATGTGATTCCCTCCGGATGCGGTGTCTCATAATCGTCGCCCGCTTTCTTTTCCTCCGGAGGATTCATGCTGTTTTCTGATGACTGCTGCCCTGCTGTGTCTGAATCTGACACGGTGTCCTGCTGCCCTGCTGCATCCTGCTCCTGTTTCTGCGGTGATTTCATGTCCTTAATTTCCGTATAGGACAATTCTCCGTTTTCCTTGTACTTTGCAAGTGCCTCCTGCTGCATCTCCGGAGACATCCCACTCAACTCATACGCTGCGGAGAATGTGAGACGCTCGTTGTTGAGTTCCTCTCGAAACTCCGGAATCAAATTGTTGTTGACGCTCTCAATCTGTGCGATCTTGGTCTTTGACATCTTGAGCATTGAGGCGATGACATCACGGAGGCGACCGGACTGGAGGTCATATCCTTTGATTTTCTTTCCATCCGTTTTCATACGCTCAAGACACGCTTTGAGACGCTGTTCCTCCTCGATGACATCCTTGAGAGACTTTGTCCGGTATGCGTTTGCGATGATGATTTCCACCTGCTCCTCGTCCTCGTCCTGCGGTGTGGTCAGTTTGCAGGTCGCAATCTCAAAATCTTTATATCCCTGCTCGACAAGGTGCTTGAGTGCAAGCCACCGTCTCTCACCTGCGACGATTCTATATTCACCCTGCTCATTCGGCTCAAATACAACCTCAAGATTCTGTTTGAGACCATACATGAGGATGTCTCCTGCCAGTTCCTCAATATCTGCCAAATCGTAGAAATTGAGTTTGTTCCGGTACATCTTGAAAATTGAAATGTCCTTTGTCCGGAATCTCGCCCTCGGTGATTCGTCAACTCCTGCCTTACTGTTCTTGTTCAGTGCGTCCATGACGCTGAATCCTGTTGCCATGTTCTTTCCTCCTGTTTTCTCCCGTCAGTGCGGTCACGATTTCTTTGTATTCCATTTCACACTCGAAAATCTGTGCGTCGAGTGCGTCCAATCTCTTGTATAACTGGTTTTCAATGCTTTTCGGTACTTTCTCGCCATTCCGCAGTAATATACCGATTATCTGATATTTACTCTTGCAGGTCAGTTCCGTCAAAATCTGAATCTGTTGCTTTTGATTCTCTGCTCTCCGGAATGACCCGCATATCTCTCTTTCGGTCACACGCATCCGCTCCCCTATTCTGTTAGTTTCTGCTTTTTGGTCTCTGTACGCTCGACGTTTATCTCGCCTTTGCTATTCTGTGATATAGATGCTTTGACCCCACCTCGGAGGTTCAGAGTGACCTTTGCCAGTCCTCCGGTGTATATCTCCTCAACTGCTGCCTTGAGAATGTTCACGATGCCCTCACTGCATCTCTTTTCCGGTGCTGCTGCCTCTCCGAACAATGCAGCGACGTTCTGCATCGCCTTTTCTTTCCTCTGTTTCTCTTTCTGATACTCAACCGCCTGTTCGCAGGTGCAGGACATTGTCGCCTGTTCCTCTGCCTGTGGCTGTGTCAATTTCTCCTCGCTGTCAATCTGCACCATCTGTCCGCAGAATCGACACGGTGCTGTGTTGATGATGTTTCCCATGTTCAATCCTCTCTTTCTGTCGCTCTCATGCGACCTCCTGCAAAATTATCTTTCTGAATATGCTCTCAAATATCGGAACTGCAATGCTGTTCCCTGCTTGGTCATATAAAGCCTTGTAGTATTTCCCGTTTCTTTCTTGAACTGCTTTCGCCCTGTCAAAATCCTCGTCTGAATATCCCATCAATCTCCAACACTCACGCTCTGTCAAATACCGATAACGTCCATCTCCTCGGTCGATGACCTGTGCAGGTGTCCGGTCTTGCCTTGTTGTGATTGTATATGCACAATCTTTGATGACCGTCGCTCTCCGGATTCCTTTTTCTCCGATACATGCAAGGACGGACGGTTGTGTCACATCGTAGATGTCCGGAACGTCATCCTCAAGGAACTCTTGCAGGTTTCGCATCGGTGTCCTTATGAGGTCATCGAACTCAAATTTTTCACCATTCAGAACAGAAACCGTGAACACTCTTTCTCTCGCCTGTGGCAATCCGAACTCTCTTGCATCTAAAACCGCATAATTATTCGTGTACCCCAGTTTTTCCATCTCGTCCATGTATCTGTCGAAATTCGGTCTCATGTACTTTGATTTCACATTCTTCACGTTTTCCCATATCACATAACGAGGTCGCCATTCTCCCATATTCTCAATGATATGTATTGTCTCCCACATGAGAGAGGAACGTGTTCCGCTCCCCTCGTCTGAACCTTTCCCTCTGTTGATTCTTCCGTCTCCTGTCGCTTTCCCTTGATGTCCTGCGATGCTCATGTCTTGACAAGGCGAACCATGAATCAAAATATCCGGTTTCAGATTCCATCCGACGACCGTCTGTGTTTTATATTCTAATTCCTCACGGAACATCGAATTGTATGACCGGACTGCTTTTTCATTGATCTCCACATAGTCGATTGCTTTTGTTGGGATGTTCAAATTTCTCAAGGCACATCGAGGCGAACCAATTCCCCCGAATAATTCAAGAATCTGTATTGTATCGTTCATGTCCTGCTGCCTCCTGTTCCTTTATCATTAAATCCGGACATTCACGACAGTCTTGACCGTTTTCCTCGCACTGTTCCTGTTCGTGTTCCGTCACATCCTCCATGTCTTTTCCGTACCATCTGCAAAAACCGCTCATGTTCAAATCTCCTCTCTAATCAAAATCAACGAATTGTTCCGCTTTGAATCGGTCTCCCATATCCATGAAATAACCGTATAAAAACTCTTTCTGTTGCTTTGTCAGATTTTTCATGTTTGTCACTATATATCCGGTATATCCGGATGGATTGTGAATCAAGCAATATCCCTTTACCTCTGATAGAAAATCTCTCATGAGATGGTTAATTTCATTGCCTCTATTTTCTTTCACCCAGTTCCAATATTCCTCCGTGAACCCTTTTTCCTCACAGATTTGTTCTGCTGATTCCTCATGAGTTCCGAACGGTGATTCAGTGAAAACTCCTGTCGGAGACAACCACCCGAACTCTTTTTCCTCCTTGTCCTGCTGCCCTGCTGCGTCCTGCTCCTGCTGCATCTGTGGCATTATTCCATTGTTGAAATTTTCAAGATGCTTTGAAAACTTTTCCATGTTCATCTCACGCTCAATGATTTCCTCGTATTTCAGAGGTTTTCCCTCTTTCCCGTCCTTGAGCATGACCATCCGGCACGTTCCCCATTCCATCTCACTGAATCCCAAATCGTAGCACTCCATCACATAAAACAATCCCGTTTTCAAATCCGGATTCATGCGAATCTCGACCATGTCAATGAAATTTTTATTGTCCAGTGCATCCCATACAATGTGAAAGTAATATGCAAAACCTTTTTCAAACGATTTGCACTTTCCCGAACCGTCAAGTGTTATGCAGGTGTCGCATCCTCCATTAGTGTGATGTTTGCATGAGCTGTTGTTGCATGTGATTTTTCTCTTTCCCACGCTCACCCCTCCATTTCCTTGAGTAACTCATGAACCACATTGCGATAGTCCTGTGACACGATGCAGTTCTTTGAAAACTGTGGGAGGACTGCCATTCTCATGGATGCCTTTTCCGCTACAATCGACCGACGAATCGGTGTGACGAACATGTCAAATCCGGAACTGGTTTTCATCCACTCCTCGAAATCCAGTGATGTCTTGTTTTTCTGTCTCATGGTCACAAGACCTTTGATTCGGAGTTCCGGATTGATTTCCCGCAGGTCGTCAACCTGCTCCTGCAAATTGTGAATCGCCTCGTTTTCATATCCTCCGACCTTTACTGGTGCAATGACGAGTTCTGCTGCCAGTAGAATGTTGATGACCACCATATCAAGCAGACGACCGCAATCACAAATGCAATAGTCGTATGCCTCGGATATTTCCTCCAGTGCATCCCGCAGCCTCGTGACTTGATTTGCCTCCTGCTTGAGCAGCAGTTTCATGTCTGTCTGCATGAGATACCCGTTTGCAGGAATGATGTCAATGTGACTGTACTGTGTGGGTCTTATCAAGTCCGTTGTCCGGTATGACCCGCCCACACTCACATGACGCTCAAGCAGTTCACTCATTCCTGTTCCCTCCGGCTCGTATGCCTCGAATGTTTTGGATGTATCGCCCTGCGGGTCTCCGTCGAGAATGAGAACACGTTTCTCCTGCTCCTCTCCCAACATGTAGGCGATTGCATCCGATGTCGTTGTCTTTCCGATTCCACCTTTTGGTGACATAACTGCAATAATTCTCATTTTTTGTTCCTCCTGTTATCCTCTTGTTACCTGTTACATGAAACCTCTGTCGTCCGGCTGTCTCCATCCGCAGCGGTGCAGGTGCATCCCCTCGCCCACCTTGTAGAGTGTATATGTGAACCCTGCTCCCAGTGCTATGACGACGACTGCTGCCACAATGATGATTTTCCTCATGTCCTCACCTCCCCGCTATATCGTGATTGTGTGGTATATACACAACTGCAAATCTCTGAAAGAATAGTCCGGTGTTTCCTCCGGTTTCATCGGTGCAATGAGACCCCGTTCCTTGTATTTCCTGTGAGTGATCTCCGGAATTGCTCGGAATCTCTTGACCTCTGCATCTCCTATCTGTGCGACGATGTCCTTGTCAACCTCCATGTTTGCAAAATACTGGTTGTATATCTCCTCACCGTCCTTGATGACCCGAACCCTGTCCGGACTTTCAAGCAACGTCATAATATCCTTGACCGTCATCCTGCTGCACCTCCTCATTTCTTTCTCGGTTTGCTCTCTTTGATTTCCCCATTCTTGAGGATGCTGTTGTTCGGTATATCCATGACCATCTTTTCGATTGCGTCCTGCTTTCCACTCGCTCGCCCCATCACAATCATGACATCGTTCATCCTCCAACTATTGAGAGATAAATATTTCTTGATGACCTCGATTGCCTCCTCTGCGGAGTAGCAGGTCGCCACGAAATGACCTGCCTCTGCCATGTCTTTGAGGAACTCTTTCTGTGATACCTGCTGCCTGTTGTCTCCGAACTTCATCTCGATGTATAGTCCGCAATAAATTCCTTTCGGATATGGCAAGCAAAGGTCGCTCACTCCCGCCTTGACACCCATCTGTTTGAGTTTCACCGCCTCCTGCTTGTTCCTGCTGCCTCCGTTCGGTACATGGTGCAGCCATTTCAATTCCGGATAGCGGTTCATGTTCCAGTTCGCCCATGACACGACATTGATTTGCTCCGTGTCCTCACTTCTCATTGCATATCTCATGTTCATTCTCTTTCACCTCTTTCCTGCTGCCTATCTCCTGCTTGCACATGTCATAATATTCGCAGAACAGACACACATGTCTGCAATCCTTGACCCTCAACATGTGCAGAATCCTCTCAATCACCTGCATCTTGCTCCAGTTCCTCCTCGATTTCTTTCATCCGGCTCATGATGGTCTGATTGTACTCATACACATAGATTCCGTTTTTCCATAGATGTTGTTTTGCTCCCTGCTCCCCGTAGTTATACGCTGCAAGTGCATCTTGAATCGTTCCGTATCTCTCAATCAGTTCCGACAGGTAATCAGTCCCGACGAGTACGTTCTGATATGGGTTCGTGAGGTCTGTGACGTTCAGACGCTCCATCCTGTCTCTGTGGCACTCCTCATATATCTGCATGTACCCGATAGAATGACCATCATCACCAACCTTGTCGAATTTATATCCGGATTCTTTCTCAATCAAAGCGACCACAAGGTCATATCTGACCCCGTACTGCTTGCAGACGCAATATGTATATACCTGCATCTTTTCCGGAAAATAGCCACCTGTCCGACTGTATTCCTCCGGTATCTCATAGAGCACGAATCCATCCTCCTCGCCTCCCCAGTCTGCCGACATGGTGTCAAATACTGCATACTTGTCCGGTTCTGTGTCCTGCTCCTGCTGCCATGTTCGCACCTGCTCAAGCATTGCATTTTGTCCGGATGTCTCTCTTTTCTCGTCGATTCTCTGCATCCGTGCATTGAACTCCTGCGACTGCTGCTCATACTCCTCAAATTCCTTGTCATCTCGCATGACAGAGCGTGTCAGACCTATGCTCACAGCGATCGCCAGTAATACCATCACCGCAATATATGTCAGTTCCCGTCTCCTCCTGCTCATTCTTCTCTTTCTTTTTGCTTTCATTGCTGCCTCCGTTTCCTCATTCTCGCCCGTATGTAGAACATTGAGTTGAAATCGTTGTAATAGATTCCCGCATCCGTAAAATCAAAATCCGGATACCATTTCAACATCTGCTCACGAACCTGCTCATGTCCTTTTCTCATGGTCTCGACGTATGTTCCGATTTTCTTATATCCTCCGGCTTTTGCTGTCGGTCTCTTTGAATGAACCACCTTGATGTCGGGGTCTCTCAATCCCTGTGAGGAGTTCCACCGTTTCTCCGATTTCACCCTGTTCTTTTCCTCGACGATATACTTTGCCATTCCTGTCAAACCGTTCTCGTCCTTTTGCAGCCTCCGAACCTCGTTCCTGCTGCTCTGTTTCCAACATCCCTCAACCACATCCATGTCCATGTCGCCATCCATGACAATGTGATGATGCCACCGGATTTCCTCTGTCGGATTGTAGGCGGTCACATAGACATATCTTGCGTTCGGGAGACCCCTTTTCTTTCTCTGATAATTCACCCGTCGGATGAATTTCTGCACGTTCTTGATTGCTGCGTCGATGTCTCCGTCCGGAGGGAGATGCTCATTGTCGTATGTAAACGTGAGCCACAAATCTCTGTCCGTGAAATTCTCATTGATAAGACGCTCCACATATTTCCTTGCGTTCTTGTCGTTCAGATTCCTTTGAGCCTTGTCATTGTCCTTTTTGATACTCCGACCCTCCGGAGGTACTTCATCCATTTTCTTGAACTGTGGATATATCTCAACCTCGAACTGGTCTCCTGCTCGTATCTCCTTGAGTGCATATACAACCTTTTTCCCATGCTTGAACATCTGCTCAACAAAAAACTCATTCATGTCCTCAAGGCTCTTGTTGTATGCTGCCTCATAGTCATACGGGATGAACGTCATCCCTTTCTTTCTCTTTGCCATTCTGACACCGTTCCTCCTGCTGCCCTTATATATACTTTTCAACGACTTGTTACTATCCATCACAAGGTCGTCAAAAGGGTCTGAAACCCTTTGAATCACGGGGTTTTTCCCGCTTTTTCATGCTTGCAATATGGTGTCAGATTTGCTATAATATTTTTAGGTTTTAAGCGTCTGACACAGACTGCTAAACGGGAGACCGCTGCAACGGTCTCCTTTCTTTTTGCTCTTTTTTCTCATGCTCTGCATATTCATTTTTTAGGTGTATTCCTCGTAAATCGCCCCCTCCATATCGAACGCAAGTTGACCGTCCATGTTGTCATCTTCCATCCACCACTTAAACACTTTCAGACCTGTTGACCACTTATTACAATTCTTTAAGCCTCTTTTTTCTCGTTCAATCAGCATCTTGTCAAATGCTCTGATATATGCCTCTTTGTATTTTGGATAACGTTCAAATTCGCTCCATCTCTTATCTCCTGCCATCGGGCAGCCGATACAACCAACCCTGCAATTTCCGCATCCGTATAGTGGATTTAGACAAATTGCATTTTTCTTTATATACCACCACAGAAATTCATCATCCCAGTCTATCAGCGGATTTATAATGACCTTGTGCGTTCTGAAACAGTTTTCAACGGTTCTCCTCGTTTCTGCATTGTCGAGGTTCATCACAATCACCCCGCCCTTGTTCGTTGACAGAAAATTGTCGTCTTTTTCTGCCTCTTTTAATAAATCTTTTTTAGGTTTTGGGATTGTAATTGCACCTTGATTGTTTTTTCGATTATTGCTTTCTGCTTTTCTTACACCTGTGACGATTCTCTCCCCAAACTCTCCAGTGTTCTCTTTAAGGTCTGCACAGCAATATCGCATCAAGCGTGTCGGCGGTGTGACATGCCTCACGATCAACTGCCACATGCTCTCTTTTGGATAATGAATTTCATACGGAATCCCCATCTGTTCAAACTTTCGTTTTTCTTCCCGAACAAAATAGACCGTTTCCGGTGCATCCACTGTTGTGTGATTATGACGAACTCTGAATTGCAACCCATATTTTTCTTTCGCTTGCAACGCTATGTGCTTTAGAACACTGCTGTCTTTTCCTCCGCTGTCGCAGATAATGCACTCACTTCTTTCACACATCATGTGCAATATTTCTATTGCATTTTTCTCCAGTCGTTCCATCTCGCCCTCCTCATGCTGTTGCAACCGCTGTCTTTCCCTGCTGCTCCCACTTCTGACGTTCCTCCTGTTTTCCTGCCATATATCCGGCAATATAGGACTTGTCAACGTCATCCATCTGTGTGAACCGCTCTGCGATGTTCTCAATCATTTCTTTTCTTTCATCCTTTGACATATATGTCACGCTCCTCTCTTTCCTCTGATTCTCTCAAGTTCTGCCTGTATGTCTTTTCCGGAATAATCTGCAAGAAGTTTCTCCGAAATGTGATAAGTCCATATTGATGACATCTGCACCGCTGTTCCGATAGGGAGTTTCCCTTGCTGCATCGCTATTCGGATGAATTGCGGTGATACATTCAATATGACTGCTGCCTCTGTTGGCAATATGCGTCCGACTTCCATCCGTCTGACCTCCTGTTCTGACCTGCCTTGTCAATGCGTGGGCTGTCATCCCACACAGACGGGCGACTGCTGCCCGTTTCGGCTCTCAATAGTCGTCCTCAATCTGTTCGTCTGCCTCTGTGTAATATTCCCCGTCATATCCTTTTGACATGATTCTCTGATAGCATCTGTCACACACCAGTCTGAACGGGATTCCATGACAATCCTTTGTGAAATACATATCCTCACGATCAACCTCATGTTCGCACACCGGACATGTCCGAATGTCACGCTCCTCGAATCTGCATGACAACCCGTTCTGTCTCCTCCTGCAATCCTCGACCGTTCCGTCTCGTCCTGTCATGAGTTGGTTTTTGCAGATGTCGCAATCATTTCCCTCGTTGAAATATTTCATTTCCTGCATCCTGTTTAGGCTCTCTCGGTCTGTTCATGACCTCGCCTCTGTTCCGGCTGAATTTACCGTGTTGTGTCTTTTCGCCTTAAAAAGTCACCGAAAACCTGTCATCCAACTATGAACCTTTTAGCAAGTTCACCCGCTGCCATGTTTCTCACGGTATTCCGACGCTGTCTTTCGGCTTGCCATCGTCAGAGCGTCGGTCGCCATCCGGACGCTGACGGGGCGACTGCTGCCCCGTTTCGGCTTTTTCTTGTCCTGTTTTCTTTCCTGCCCTATAATGAATGTGCGACCATTCTCAAATGACAGGAGGTGAAACAATATGGACGATTTGACTAAGGAACAAAAACATCTTCTTGTTTCCATGTATAAAGAAGTATTGAACCGTCAACCTGCTCTTTCGATGGAAGATGCAAACAAGTTCGACGATTCCGACCAACTCATTGAACTCTTTTCTCTCAATGCGTCATCCGACTACGTCTCTGACTTATGTTGGAAACTGCATTCAAAGGGATATATCCAGTGTTATTCCGGAGATGACCTTGCGAATGATATTTCTCTATCTGACAAAACGATTGTCTGCATGGAGAACAGATTCAAAAACGGTCTGAAAGATGTTCTTTCTTTTCTCTCTAACTTTATTTAATCCATGGAGGATGTTTCATTTCTTGAGACATCCTCTTTTTCATAGAAACTCCCGTTTTTGCATTTCCCTCGTCTCTCGAAATTCATCGCATGGCTGATGTCAGTCGTGTGTCTGCAATCTCCTCCGTTTTTATAACAGTTTCTTTTCTTGCAATTTTCTCGTTCTCCATCGCAGAGATAAAAAATTTTTTCCATCTTTTCGCCTCCTATCTGTTGCCTTTGGTTACATTATAGTGACCGAAGTTCACCTTGTCAATACTTTTTTGTTGCCTCTGGTTACTTTTTTATTGATTTTTGTCAGTTACCGTGCTATGCTTTAGAAAAAAAGAGGAGGTGATTCTATATGACGCAGGGTGAACGCATAAAGGATGTGCGAAATTCTCTCGGTCTTACACTTGAAAAATTCGGTGAAAAAC